GGATAGTATCTGTAAATAAAATATAGTGTAATAGACAACACACAGTTCACAGCCTCCATAACCCGCTTATAGGAGAATGGAAGACTTGTTGTACGTTTAGGGCATGAAGAGCGCGGGTCGCACAATACGGGGTCTTACATGCAAGGCTTAAAGAACATCCAGAAGAACAAGACGGTGGAGGTTACCCTGGCGTTCGAGCCGCATGCCGGGCAGGAGGACATTGCTGACGCTACCATTGACCACCGGTTCGTGGTGGTTCGCGCTGGGCGCCGGTTTGGGAAGAGCTCGCTCGCCTTAAATATTGTCTTACGGGAAGCCGTGAATACCCCCGGGCGCTACTGGGTGATTGCACCCGAGTATACCCAGGCTAAGTCTATCTACTGGCGGGACTTAGTGAGTGAGTATGTCCCGCGGGAGTTGGTGGTCAAGCGCAATGACAACGAGCTCATCCTGGAAATTAAGACGCTGGTAGAGGGCAAGACCAGTGTTATTGAATTCAAGGGGAGTGACCGGGAAGACAAGCTGCGCGGGGCAGGACTGATGGGGGTGGTCCTGGACGAGTACGCCTTCCAGAAGGAGCGTGTCTGGGACAAGATTATTGGGCCCATGCTCGTACAGACCAATGGCTGGGCTTTGTTTATCACCACGCCTAACGGCGTCGCCAACCACTTCAAGAAGTTCTGGGATGACGCCCTGGCTCTGGAGGCGGCGGGCAACCCCGACTGGAAGACCTTCCACTTCTCCAGTTACGATAATCCGCTCATACCCCGGGAGAACCTGGATAAAGAGCGGGACCGGCTGACGCCTGAATTCTTCGAACAGGAGTATATGGCGGAGTTTGCCAAGTTCGTGGGACTTATCTACACCGGTTTCGATGACAAGGTCCATATCCAGGACTTTGAGGTAGATGAGGGCTGGACGTTCTACCGCAGCGTGGACTTCGGGGCCACCGACCCGGATGCCGTGCCGTTCATGGGGGTAGACAAGGATGGAGTTATCCACATCTTCGACGAGATTTATATAAGCAACCTCTACACCTCGGAGTTTGCCAACCTGATTAAACAAAAGTCTGCCCACCGCTACTTTACGGCGTCTTACGGGGACTCGGCGGCCAAGCAGTCGATTATGGACCTGTCCACCTACGGTATCTACCTCATACCGGTCAAGAAGAATGCCGCGGTCACCGAGACGAGCAACAAAAACTGGATAATCGCCGGTATCGACCGGGTGCACCAGCTCCTCAAAGAGAACAAGATTATCGTTCACCCCCGGTGCAAGGGCACGATTAAAGAGTTTATGTCCTATTCCTGGCGCAAAGACCGGCTGGGCGAGGCGGTGAACCTGCCGGAAGACAAGAATAACCACCTCATGGACGCGATTCGCTACTTTGTGATGATGTACCAGATGGGTATGCAGCAAGAGGAGACCATAAACTACCTGCAAAAAGGCGCCGCCGACCCCCTTACCGGCTACTAACTTGACAGGGTATCCCGCTTATTGAGGAATAACGCTTTGGTGGTACGTTTTAGGTATGCCAAAGAGAACCACGGAGCCTAACTTAGCTGAAGCTAAGAAACTCGTCACTGACCGCTTCACCCGGGCCCGCAATTTCCGTACCACCTCGCAGGATGACATTTGGAAACGTTCGTATAACAACTGGCGGGGGGTGCTCGACCAATCCCTGTACCCATGGCGCTCTAAATTATTCATCCCCTGGAGTTTCACGGTGGTGGAAACGATTATCCCCAAGGTCTTCGCCCGCGACCCCAAATGGCGGGCTATCAGCCGCAGTCCGGACTTCCCCGAAGACGGCCCGCGCACCGTCCAAGACCTCTTGAATTACCAATGGGGCCGCATGGGTATGCGCCTTAAGATGTACGACTACATTAAAGACTCCCTGATGTTCTCCAAAGCCTACGCCAAGGTGGGTTGGCGGCTGCAAATGAAGAACAACACCTTTATGGAGCCGATAGTCGGCAAAGACGACAAGGTAACCTTCGAGAAGAAGCAGCGCAGCGAGGTAGAGTACGATGACCCACAGGTAGACATCGTAGACCCGAGCGACGTCTACGTTGACCCGGACGCCACGCCTGATTACCGAAAGTACCTTATCCACCGCAAGACCGTACCGCTCGAAGAAGTTAAGGATAACCCGAACTACTCCCGCACCGACGAGATTAAACAGGCTGAATACGCCGACCAGTACGCTGATAAATTATTTCGTTACAACAACGCCACCCCTGCCAAGGACAAGCACAAAGACCTGGTGGAAATCCTGGAATACTGGGAAGACGACCGCTTAATAGTTGTGGCCAACCGCAGCATCGTCCTGCGGGATACGCCAAACCCTTACAATCACAAGAAGATTCCGTTTATTGAACTCGATGATTACCGTGACCCGCACAAGTACTACGGACAATCTGAGCTGTCGGTCATTGACCCCCTGCAACGAGAGATAAACTCCATCCGCAACCAGCGCCGGGACTACGATAACTTGGCCCTCAATCCCGTAATTCGTATGGTTCCCGGCACCCTGCGTAATCCTAATAGCGCGGTCATGGCTCCCGGTAACGTTTGGATGGTGTCCGACCTGAACAGCATGGACGTCTTCGAACTTCCTCAATTGCAAGGAACTGCTCGGGACATCGAGCAACAGACCGCCGACGACATAAAACGGACAGTCGCTATCGACGAGATAAGCATTGGTTTGCTCCCAGACAATCCGCAGCGTCGGAGCGCTACCGAGGTCGTCACCGCCCAAAGCATGGCTGGCAAACGCATAGCCATCAAAATCGCTCTGTTGGAAGAAGCGGTCAAAAAAATCGGTGAGATGGTCTTTGCCCTCAACCAGCAGTTCCTTGACCAAGAGCGCATGATTCAAATTGTTGGCGAACGCGGGGCTACGGAGTGGGTGAAACTTGGTCCCGAAGACGTGCGCGGCGCGTACTTCATAGACGTGGAAACCGGTTCCATGCTGCCCAAGGATGAGATTGCCGCCCGCCAGGAAGCCGTCCAGCTCTTGCAGTACATTACGCCGATTATCGCCCCGGTTATCCAAAGTAACCCGGGCATTATCATGCCGGTCCTACGAATGGTGCTGGATACCTTCGAGCTGCCTGGTAAGCAAGAGATTATGGACGAGCTACAAAATGCTCTCGGCGTGGCGTCTGAGGCGAACCAAGCCAAACAGCAGGCCGAACAACAAATGCAGCAAGCCCAGCAAGCCCAGGCCGAGGGGTCGGCTATCGCTCAGGTACAGCAAGCCGTACAGCCGCCGGACACCGCCCAGGGTGCACGGGCGGATTCAGAATTAGCAACCGCCGCTAACGCAGGATAGGAGCAGCGTATGATGACCACCACCTAACTGAGACGTAACATAATTTTGAAAGGATACACATGGCACAACTACCAACAATGCAACATTTGTACGAACGAGCGACTATAGATGCCGAGGGAGACTTGTCTCTGAGCGGTAACTTCGAGTTTGCTGGGGCAAACAACAAGATTAACAACCCGCTTGTTAAACATGTCACCCCCGCAGCGATAAACGTCACAGCCACCGCCACAGCAGCCCAGGTAGCAACAGGATACATTACCTCGACGTCAGCCGCCGCAGTAACTATCACCATGCCAACCGGAACACTGCTAGGGGCAGAGCTCGGAGCCGCCGCCGGGACGGTCTTTGACCTGATAATCGACAACACCGCCGGGGCCAACACCGTGACCATGGCGGTCGCCGTCAACGGCGTCCTGTCTGAATCAGCCGTGACAACTGCCGCCAGCTTTGGAGACTTGACTGTACCTTCTGGGACTACCGGAATCGGTAGGTACACACTCATGTTCTCAAGCCCCACGGCCTACGCATTTACAAGAACCGCATAAGGAGGAAACTATGAGAAATAAGAAGCAAGCACTAGTGAACGAACCTAAAGTTGAAGTACCACAAGAAGACGTTCGGGAAGAGGATATCAATGAAGGCTCACCGGAGCCCGAGACACCCGTAGAAGAGAAGCCTGAAGAGTCAGTGCCGGAGGAAACTCCAGAGCGACCTCAAGAGGAAGAGCCTAAAGAAGAGGGGCAGTCTAAAGAGACTAAGGATGCCTACGTTCCGCAAAACAAGTGGACGGTTGACATTCGTGAAGAGTTTAAAGACGGCGTGACCGAGAAAGACTTGGACAAGTTGTTTGAAGAGTACCGGTCTCGAGACCTCGACATTGACCATTTGTACTGCAATTCAGAGCAGGCCAAGAAGATAGCAAGCTTCAAGAAGTACAGCCAGGTTAAGTTAAGCGTAGCGTAAGGAGCAAGCATGCCGTACAAGAAGGAATATAACCAGACAACGGTAAAAAAGGGCGGCTCTAAAACCCCTATGAGCGTCATGGGCGGCCAAGGAAAGTCCGTATCTATCAAGCCGATGTTCACCCCGAGTAAGCCCACGGGCAAGAAGGGTTTTGGTAAGAAATAGTGCCAGACGAAAAGGCCCAGGCCGAACAGTACGAACAGTCTTTGAAAGACCAAGCCAAAGAGTACAAGAAGCTCCAGAAGATAAGTGATTCGTCGGAGTTTAACGATTACTTTGACTTTTTGATGGCTACCGTCGCCGACAAGATGATTTGGGCCTTTACGACCGGCAAGGACGGCGACAACGTCAAGAACTGGGAAGACTTCTGCAAAGTTCGTGGCGAGATTGTGGCCCGGCTCCATCCAATACAAGAGGTTCGGAGCGCCGAGGCTATGGTGCAGTACATGAAAAAGCAGTTGGATGCCTACTACAAACAGCCCGTTTGACATAATAGTCCCGCTTATTGAGGGATTGAGTTTCTGTGATACGTTTTAGTTGTGAGCGATACCGACACCCAAACTACTGTGGTAGACCCCCCCGCGCAAGCGGACACGGCAGACACCCAGGCAAGTGAGGCCAGTACGCAGAGTAACGAAACCCCCGAAGCGACTCAGGGAACCGAGGCCCAGGAAGCCCCGCAAACCGAGGTAAAAGCAGAGGACACGGTTGAAGATAAGCTTTACGCTGGCAAATATAAATCCGTTGAGGACATGGAAAAGGCTTACACCGAACTCCAATCCAAATTCGGACAAACAACCAGTGAGAAGGCCGAACTCTCACGGATTCTGAACGATAGCTTTACGACCCCCGCACCTGCGGACACGGGCGACGGCTTTACCGACGAACCCGACCCGGTTAATCAGGAAATTGACAATCTAAAACGGGTAACGGCTGTCCAGTCGTTTATCCTCTCCCATCCCGACGCAGACCCTACAAGTATGCAGAAGGTGTTGGCAGAAGACCCGTTGGTGAAACAGATTTCCGGCCATGAAGCGAAACTGGAATACGCCCTGCTAAGAAGCCAGAGTATGAGCCAACCTAAGGCCATAGAAGAAGCTGAAAAGCGAGCTGCCCAGGCGACACAAGCCAAGATTGCCGAAAAGCAGACTGCACAGGTAGAGTCCGCCGCCAAGTCAGCCCCGGTTGACGAGAAAGCGGAGCTCAACAGTCGTATGTCCTCTGGCACCCAAGAACAACGGGATGCCGCCCGTAGGGAATACATCAAGAAATACCTCGTGTAGTTTGTTCAACCAAACTAATCTGAGGAATTTGAAATGGCACAACGCTTTACAAGGGACGACGCCTCCGTAAAAGAGAGCGTCCTGGATTTGATTACTCAAATCTCCCCGACTGAGAATTACTTTCTCTCTAATCTGCAACGTGCTTCGGGCAATGACGAGTTCCATATCGTACCTCGTGACACCCTTCGTACACCGACTCTCGTAGCTGGTGTAGAAGGTGCTGACGCGACCTATGATGGCAACGACCCAACCGTTCTGCTTAATATGATGCACATCATCCCTGTCGGTTTTGAAGTAACCGATACTGAAGAAGCAGTGGCTCGGTACGGCTCGCCTGAAGACCGTGTAGCTTACGAAACTGACAAGGCCCTGAAAGACTGGTCTAACCTCGCAGAGCTCGCCCTGGTGCGCTCGACTATCGTCACCGGTAACAACTCTACAGCCCGCCAGATGCGCGGTCTAAAGTCTAGCCTGTCGATAGTCACCGGCCAATCCGGTGTGTCCCTGAGTGAAACAATACTCGGCGCATACCTACAAAACGTTTGGCTACAGGGTGCGAACATTGACCTGATTGCCGTACCTATCCAGTTGAAGCGCCGAATAAGCGGCTTTAACGGTAACGGTGCGACTAAGTTCTATAACCAGGATGACAAACGCCTGGTAACCCCGATTGAGATTTACGAGTCTGACGCTTCTAACAAGCCAATCAAACTCATCTCTCACCGCTATGTCACCATATCTGGTGATACCAACTTCGACGTCATTGGCGTGGAAATGGAACACTTCGCAACCGCTTGGCTGCGTGAGCCAAAAGTCCGGCCTCTGGCCAAGACTGGTGACTCCGAACGCCGACAGGTTATTGGAGAGTTCACCCTCGAAGCTCGAAACCAGTACGCTGGTTTCCTGGCTACGGGACACCTTTAGTCCAACGACTACAGCACGATTGGCCCCTTCACAGGGGCTTTTCGCGTTTGTCCCGCTTATTGAGGATTTGACAGCATATGGTACGTTTGAGCCATGACAACGCGGGTTATATTCATAAGTGGTGAAGCTGGTTCTACCCGCGTGGAGCCAGCTTTTCCGTTTAGGAGTATGTATGAAAATTGAA